CAATAAACAAAATCAGTTCCTAATGTACAATTATCTACAGATGGTTTACACTCTCTAGGATCTGAGTGATTTATATTAGTATCACATTTACAATGTCTTTCAGGAATGATATCTGGTGGATCAACAACATTACCACAAGCCAACTCATTTGCAGCACAACATACACTTCCATGACCATAACCACTACAAACACCAGAAATACATTCTAAATTTGATGTACAAGGAAATTCGTTGCAACGATGGTATAAACAAGAACCATCATCTATAGTCGCCTGAAAATCATGATTACAGGCTTGATTGTCTGTACAACCATAAACTATTGGAGGTCCCGGTGGTGGAGGATCATTACCTTCATCTGGATCTAGAGTTGAATCATCTGGTCCAGGAGGAGGTGGAGGTGGTGGAGGAGGTGGTGGACTATTGTCATACGAACAACAATCATAACATCCTACATTAGCATCTGGATCATAATTATTAGCAGTTGGATCAGTACAACCAACTTTCATATTTACATCATCACAATGAGCAGTCATATTACCAGAACACATTACCCAAACATTACAAGGTATTGTTCCACTATGTAAATATGAAAACTGTTGCAATCCACCGATACCAGCACAATGTTCTAATATGAAATCAAATTGATTAGCAAAATCAAAGTCTTCTTGTGAAGCTTCCCATTGATCTTGTAAGCTTACACAGGGTCTACAACCAGAGGATGAATCTTGTTCTGATTGACAAGCACCAAACATACCATATTCACAACCATCACATTCCCATGTAGTAATAGTAGGAGTACTACCAAAACCATAATTTGTCCAACAATATTCCGGCTGTCTTTCTTCTACAGGATTAGTATGTAATTCACCTTGAGATTGAGCCATAACTATTAATCCCCATCTTTTTATTTAACTTTATAACCGCGTGCATTTAACAATTGAGTTTTTGAAATAATATCAACTTTACATCTTGCCCCATAACTTGTATATGATTTATAAGTAGCCATATCTCCCATTAAGTTACCTTTCCACCACCACTTATTTTGAAGATGTGGATCTCCATTACCACCCATATCAGGTGAACCTTCTCTATCTAAATCTTCATCAACAAATGGATTGTAGGTAGCAGTAATAAAATACCACTCATCAAAATTCATTGGTACATGTTCATATGCAAAAGCATATAACGGATTAGCATCATAAGATAATTGACCAAATGTTTTTGTATCGTATCTATCTAAACCCAATTCTTCATTACCCACATTAGAATCTCTAATTGTACCATCTTGTTCTTTTACAACTAAACGAACAAACCTTTCATAATTATTTTCTTGAAATGCATAAGATGGGATAACTTGTCCTACAAAATCATCCTCTTTTAAAGTAATAGTTTCCAATCTGAAACCCATTGGATTTTTATCTCTAATTGGATTTCCATAATTAAATAGTGTACCCTGACTAACCTTGTCTTTAAATCTAACCCATTTAGTTATCGTAAATCCTTTTGACAAATACTTTGGCTTTATCATAATTAAACTCCTGTTCCTGTTTCACAACTTACTCCATCCCAAACACAATCGTTATCACCTTCACATGCAGTTTGATCTAAAGGTAAACAATCATCTTCTTCATCACCCACACCAGTATCACCAGATTGGTTAGTATCTGCTGCATTATTAATTAATAAAGCATCATTTAAATTAGCTATTTCCATATAACCTTCACCTTCATCTTCATAATCATCTCTATCATCATCCATAGTTGAATCGTTTGCGAACTGAATATCTTTTAATCTTTCTTGTATATCTTTATATAAAAATTCTAAACTTCTATATGCAGATGCACCTTCATCAATAGTATTATTCTCATTAGATTCAATATTCAATCTTGTAATTTTTGCATTGGAATCATCTATCCCATTATCTTGCATATAAGATATATTGTTAGCAGCCAAATAATCAATATATTCCTGTGAAGCTAAATCAATTACACCCGTTTCAGGATTTGAATATGGTGGTATGTCACCCCTTAAAGCAAAATATTCATCAAAAAAACTATTTATTCTATCTTGTCTAGTCTGTATAGAAGGAATTAATTCGGTAATATTAGTATCAACTAATTGTTTAAATAAAACCGGATCTATAGAAACTGATCCTGAATTAAATTCTACAAACTGACCAACATTAGGTGGGAGCCACAAATTACTTGGATTTGCACCACCTTCTCCAAAAGGATCCCAAGAATCAGACCAACCACCAGCACCATCCATACTTCCAGTTATATTTCCATCATCTATATATGGTTGATCTTCAGGATTGGCATAATAATCAGATCTGAAAATCATCATTCGTTGACCAGGTGTTCTACCAATTACAACTTGACCATATGTAGGTGACTCACGATTTTCGTCTATAACTTTTTGATGTTCAAGTAATCCACCTGGACCATAACTTCCAGATTCTATCGACTTTCTGGCTATTATATCAGCTAATTGTTCTCTTGTATATTCAGGCATATAACCTACCTCACTACTTTAAATTCAAAATTGTCATCATAAATTAATTCTTGATTATCATCAGTTTTCAATTTCAATAATATTTTATAAAATCTATTTGGTTGAAATGTATTTAAATCTTGTTTAAAATACATACTTGAACTATCAACACTAAGTAAAGTATAATCATCAAATGGTATAATTGTTTCACCAGTTCTAACATCAACAATAGAATATGAACCACTTGTATCAGGTATATAAGAACCAGAAATAGTTTGAACTGATGTTGACCATGTTCTTCCTACATTTTTTGGTCTAGCCCCAACTCTAAATTTAACTATCTCACTTTCTTTATATTGTGGTTTTATCCCCTTTACATATAAATAATTATCAACATCACCTGAAGTATCTAATTCAGTTAAAGACTCCGTAACGGGTCCTGTTATTGGAAAATGACTATCCCATTTTACTTCTAATTTAGGTGAATAAATTGTATGTGTGTTTTTTGAGAAAAATTTTAAACCCATAGTGGATGTATCATTTTCAGGTCCTGTGTTGTCACTACCACTTATTTTTAATATAAACCCATAATTGGGCAATCCACTTTTAGCAGGTGCACCTGCATTCCATTTAGTTCCTTCTGAACCACTTATCCAATGATAAACTATATCAGTAACATCCATATTAATATCAGGGGACTCGTATGAAAAAGATTGAGATGCCTGAAAAGTAGAACCGGTATACCAAGTTCCACCAAATTGAGAACCACTTCCTTCGGTAGCGGAACCTGAACCGAAAGTTCTACTACCAGATACACTTTGATTATTATGAATCTTCCACACATCTGATGGATCATTTGCATTTAAATGTCTCCAAGTTACCCCATCTTGTACTATAGGATTTGATGCGTTTAGACCTGTACCTTCTTCCCAGGAGGAAGAAACAGGAAAAGCTTCTATACTATATTCTGATTGTAAATGTGATGGTTCACTTGAATATAATCTTAAATTAAATTTAAGATTTGAATCACCGAATGTACTACCTCTTGTAAGTTTCTCCAATGATTTAGATACCTCTGTAATATCAAATTGAGTCAATATTCTCGTCACACCATATGCAAAACTTGAAGATGCTGGTGAAGAGGCTGATTTAAAATCTTTCTTTAATTCTAGTATTTGATCACCACCGAAATTTTGTGATGAGGATAACTCACTTATCCATGAATCTTTAAGGTTGTAATAAAATTTATGCATTATGACACTACTCCCGTTATATTACTATTTGGATTTTTAAGTTCAAATATACTTGGTGCACCACCAAAAGGTGCAGCCGGCATAATAACACCATCACCACCAGCATCCGACTGGAATTGTTCAAAGTCGTAAGCATGTGAATATGCACCTGGACCAACACCAGATACACCATTTACAGGAGCTCCTGCAATATTTCTCAAATCCGTACCATGACCCAGTACATCACCCAATTGTGATACCTTAACATAATTAACATACTTGACACCTTCTGTCTGATAAGCTATATTTTCTAAATCTGATATATAAATTATCTGATTATAAACCATCTTATCTACATTAAAATAATTTTTAAATTTTTCTATAATTTGAAGTTTTATTTCTGATTTATTATATGATTTATGTGCGACAACATCAAATATAACTCCAAAGTTTATAACGATACCATCTTTAATTGTCACCATATCAGTAATCGATTTAAATCGAGATAAAAAATTTGATAAATTTGCTTTAGTCACATCATTAGTTGGAGTTAAATATTTATTGTGATCATAAGCTAACACATATGCATCAATATTTTTGTGACTGGCAACATTAGCAATATTACCACCCAAAGATGGTATTGCTCCTATAAAACTGGATAGTGAACTTATTTGTGATGTGTAGTCTGTACCACCATCAGCACCATCTATGGTGCCTTGAGCTGCAATAGCTGCAACCATATCTTGAAAAGCTACCGCATCGGAAGATCCACCAATTGTACCATCATTATTTAAATCAAATGCCGTTGTGAAATCTGTATTTTCCGGAAATCTTGAAATATAACACTTTGCAATAGAACCATATTTACTTGGTAAAGCTAAAATTCTGGCTTCATAATCTTCTTTAGTTACACATCTATTTTGTGTTGCAAAAAATGACTTTGTGTTACTTCTTATTTCATTGATACTTTCACCATCTTTACCACCACGAGCTGGTTTTGGATTATTAACACTAAGTGATTGCACAACCGAAGTTTCATTACTATTATGTAATATATTTTTTGAAACAATAGTTTTAATATCGTTTGATGAAACATTCGATTTTATACCACCACCAGTTCTATATTTAATAGTAAGTGTAGTATTAGCTGGAGCTTCACCCAACCCATTGTAATTTATATTATTTAAAGGATTTATTGCTCCTGGTAGATTACCTTGTTGTAAAGCATTTATATCTTGGTTTTCCATATACAAATCTTCCAAAATGGTAGTTGAACCCAAATCATTTTTTACTACACCATTACCAAAAATTATAGATGTAGTATTATCTTCATTTGTTTCAACAATATATCTTTTATTAGTTGAAAACGGAGCATCTAAATGAAATGGAGCTGCTACTGAACCACTAATGTCTCCTGTCAAATCGGTGTATGCATTACCTCTACTATCGTCACTCAAATAATGTGTATCTGTAAAAACTCTATCCTGTGATAAGTAATCAACTTGATACCATTTATTTCCATCTATATCTCTAATATCAGTAATCGTAGTAACATTTTGTTCATCCAATGTTAATTTCATAAATGGTCTTGCCTGTCCTACTATAAAATCTTTTTCTTTATTAGCACCAGCTGCGGCTAACACTTTTTTCCTCATTCTATATCTATCTACTAACCCATCTCCATCTGTTGAAAATTCTTCAGGAGGAGTAGATCCACTTATAGTAAAATCTACAATCTCAAGTGTTTGAAAATGATTATCAGAAGAATCTGATCCCATTGTCATTCCCGCATCAATCACCAAACATTTGGAAAAGTCAGGAGTTCTAGTTAAAGAATCTCCCATAGCTGGAATTATTTGTTCTACTTCTATTTCCACCAAAGATGGAACAGATGGTTTAACCCTATAACCCAATGTCCTAGCTAAATTAATTACATTTTTTCTTTCACTAACAGTTGGTAACATCATTTCTTTGAATTGTTCATCTATATAAAAATTCAAAACATCACCAACATATGCAACTAACTCAACCAGCATCATACCCGTTGATGTCTCATTGAAATCACCAAAAGTATCAGGAAAATAAGTTCGTATGTATGACATTAAATCTGATTTAATTCCCTGAAAATCTCTATTAGCGTAATTTATGTTTCTATCATTACCATAATCTTGTGGCATATTATTCTCCTATCATATTACCTGGGTTAATCATAGGTGTTGATGTCGTTGATATATCACCCAAATCAATTTGTACAGATTCTAAATTTTTAGGTGATGTATTTAATATAAATTCCACATCAACCAATACTTGATTTGGATTTTCTCCTACAGATTCATCACCCGAAATTATATTGATATTTACTAATGTTATAAAAGGCATCCAGAATTTAACAGCTTTACTAATATCTTCTTCTATATATGCAGATAACTCTTCATTCTGTTGTTCAAATAAAATATTTGAAAGATTTACACCTAAATCCGGTTGAAATAATCTTTCTCCAGAAGTGGTGTTTAATAGATTGGCCAAATCAACTTTAACTGCATCTATAGTATAATAGGTTGATTGAAAATACCCGTCACCAGATCCATCAGTAGCTCTTTTAAATGGAAAGTCTATTCCAATTTTTTTATTTGGATTATTATCATTAATATTTTGTTGTTCCAATATAATTGCCACTTATTATCTCCAGTTATCCTGCATTTACGTTATCTATATCTCTTTGTAATAAAACAACCGATGATTTATCTTTCAAATCACCACCTATAATTCTACCCTGACCTTTAACCTGTAATGAACCACCATCACCTTGTGATTTTTTTAAATTTAATTTTTGTGTAATTTCACCCTTAGCATTACCTTTACCTGTACCTTTTATCTGACCATCACCAAATGATGTACCTGTTACCTGCCCAGATCCAGGTTGAGGAGTTTGAACCGTAACTACAGCACCACCTTGAGTCTTAACAGTACTATCAAGTTTGGTAACCTTAACATCCGCTTCCGTTTTAAGTTTCAAAGGACCTGTAGTGCCTATAGAATCCATATGTATATCCGTTTCCAATTCCATAACTCTAAATTCCACAGATGTTAAAAATGTCTGTATGGCTTTACTTAAGCCCTCAGCTAATCCAGGAATATTACCCTTATCTTCCGGATTACCCATAGATTTCAAAAAAGCTTTTTCTATATCCTGTGCTAATCCCATACTAACCCCTCTTCTTATAACTTTGTTTTAAAATTTTTGAAAAATCTTTATTGAAGATATCTTTAATTGCATCAGGTGCATTTGGTGAAACTAATTTATCAGACATTTTACCACCCATAGCAACTTCATCAACAGTACTCGAATCATAAACTTTGTCACCCATCAATGCATAATCTTCATTACCAAAACCTTCCGTATCATTCAATACCTCATTTAATATTTTATTATTAGAATAAGTTTTCTGTTCAACAATTTGTTTCTTTGGTTGTTTAATAACTTGGTTTTTAGGTGATGATGATAGTGATGGAGTTTTTAATTCAGTTATAACTTCTCTTATTGCAAGTGCAACTTCTTCTCTCACTATCTTCCTTATTACATCTTTTACATTTTTTTTCTTTTTCATTTTTAACCTCTTATTTTTCAGTATCGTTTGTTTCTATAAAGTGAAATTCACTTTCAAATAATGCTTTGTTTTCCATATTTAAATTATTTTTTAACTTCGTAAGTTTACTTAAAACATCAGGTGCAGGCATACTAGATAAGCCAGCTATAGTGCCAGTAACTTTGAATGTTTCTAAAATTTCTACCACTTCCAACAAAAGTAGTCTTAACTCCTCACCCAATACCATTGGTTGAACTGGTTTTCCTTCCTTATGATCTTTCATAGCGGTCTTGCCAAAATAAATATTACGAGAATCAATTAAAGTTGAATTATTAGTAGATAATTCAAAACTATCTCCTGTACCGAACTTAATATTAGAATAACTGGATAAAATTATACCTTCATCTACATCTGTTTCGGATCCAGATTCTGTAGATCCGGCCAATCCATCACCCTTTGCATTGATTATTATAGTATCAGAATCTATCAATAAATTTTTTCTTTCGGGTTTATCCTCAAATATTAGTGGTCTATTATTTTTAAGTCCAGTAATATTAGAATATAAAGTAAATGGCATTCTCCAATGATCACTCAATCTACCCTTCCTTGACATAAATATAATTGCCCCATCATTTAAAGTTTCAACAGTATTATTCATTTTCCTTGAATTTGAAAGTGTAATTGTTGGACTTTTACCACGACTTCCTATTCTTATACTATTACCAAATCTACCCTGAAATAACATATCACCTATAGAGTTTTCAGATAACCATAGAAACTTCTCCTTTGGATCTTCTGGACTTGTCAATCCACCTTCTTCATCCAATACTGGCAAAGTTGGTTTATGTAATGTTTTATATTCTGGATTCCAATCAAGTTCAGGATTAACAAATAATTGTCTTCTTAAATCTTGATGGCCAGTAGCTGGTGCACTCAACCCTGTATCTGGATTGAAATTTGGATTATTAAATGTGTTCAAAGGACCCAAATAATAATTAATCCCTTCAAAAGAGCACAATAAAACAGGATCACCAGCTGTAGGTATATCTTGTATCCCCCGTAACAGAGGTTGATATAATTTTTTTAAATCACTCTTTAACATTACTATATCTCTAGTAGCTCCTGGCTTTTTAAATTCTGAATTTTTTATAGCCATTACAGCATTCATATCCCTTTCAGTAACATACGATGGTGATTTAGGATTATTCATTACTTCCGTAACAACACCGACTGTGAACTGTAAAGGCATCGATGCATATTCTTCAACATCCAACGAAGCAGGTTGATGTGGATCTCTTTCACTACCAAATTTTTTAAATGGTACTGAAATAAGTTCTATTATATTATTAATCATATCTTAATTACCCACTATTTTAGTTGACTTTTCTTTCAACTCATTAACCTTATCACTTTTTTTCTGTAAGTCATTTACATCTTCTTGAAGTGCATTTATTAAATCTTCTTTTTCAGAATCAGATAATAAGAATGATTCTTCACCCGCAGAAGATGATTTAGCTAAAATTCTCTGTATAACTCCAGCCAGTTTGACAAGGTGTTCGTCATTTTTAACAGAAACATCATATAATTCTTTTATTAAAGGTGCAACTAAAACAACATCATCGATAGTTTGTATGAATCCATGGATTTCCTGTATAAGTAAATCAAGTTGCAATTTCTTATTTTTTTGATTATCATAGATATCTTTAGTCAAATCTTGGAATGATTTTCCTTCAAATATTTCATCATTAGATTTCACGCATTATTCTCCATATTTATATATTTTCTCATATATAAATATGGCATTAATGAAAATTTATCTTGATTTTGATTTTAAATTATGACTTTGATTTACCATCAGGAGGTAAAAGATTCAAATCTTTTAACATTTTGTTATAAGATATTCCTTTTTCTTTGGATTTCTTCATCCTTTCCCTCTCATCATAGTATAATTCAAACCTCTCATAATCAGTTAATTCTGGATCATCTTTTAAATATTCTTCAATTTCCTCTAAAGACATCTGTTGAATTATGTCACTATGAATATTTTTATTTTTTTTATGACCCTCTCTTTTGATAGGTTTTTTCTTTGGATTGGTTTTTTTATATTCTTTTTCCCAACCTCTCAAAAATGCATCAAATTGAGTTACCATCTTCTCAAACTCTTCATCAGTCATATCTTCAGGTAATTCCCAATCTATGAAATAATCATCTATTATTTCAGATCTCCGTTGGTTGGTTTTGGTAGTATCGTTGTCTGAATCTTCATCTGGTAAATCTTTTTTTGAATCATATCCATCTAATGAATTCATCAACTCTCCAATAGCCCAATTAATAAAATTAATTTTATGCAAGTCATCAACAGAATTACCTTTACTGGCTTCAAGTTGAATTTCATCAAGAAATTCGATGATATTTTTTACCACATCTTTGGGTATTATTTTATATTTTGCCATCTTTTTCTCCATATTAAACCCGCGTTATACTGTCTGACTCTCTTATATAAATATAAGATAAAAATTGAAAAGAGACTAAATTATACCAGAAGCTTCGTCTAAAAATTTAATTATTTCTTTTATATTTTTTTTAATATC